TAATGATGCGCAGTGACTTATCTATTGCAGTGATGGAGTGGATGAAAACTAGGGTTACTTATGACAGTCAAAAAAAATACCCAGCACTCGATATGATTAACTGGATCGCTTGGCAAGAAGTCGGAACAGTACATTTCTATCTCATCTTCCAAGAAGAGGCACTCTATGATGTTGTACCTGCAAATCTAAATAAGGCAGTGATACATTGGGCAAAATGCACTGGTCGTTTTATGGATGCTACTCGTTATCCAAAAATTAAGTGCTATTTTGATACTACAACGCAGAATGAAGATGTAGCAGATGCAACAGACAGTTCAGTATTGGACATGTTAAAACATAGTAATGTATTAGGTGACATACAAGATCACAAGAGCCATATTGAATACAAGGTTTACAATGGAGATCAAGACTACGGTAAGTACAATCAAGTTATTTTGGAATGTCACAAAGACAGTCTTATAGAAGCTGTAAACAAATTATTATAAAACACTAGAAAACCTGACACTTAGTAACACTAGGTGTTGGGTATTTCTTTGGGTATTGAGTGGACAAAAAAGACACATGTGGACTTATTTAATACAAATAATTATTTAGGGTCACCCTCTAGAGATCGAAGACAAAGGAGCAGAGTATGGAAAGGATAGACATCACTAAAGAAATTGATCGTGAAAAAAGAATGTTAGAAAAAGGTAACGAGAGATTTCTTAATAGACAAGAGAGTAACAAAAGACTAACGACACAAGAGAACCCACATAACCTAGTAAAAGAAGCCTTACCTAGAGTATCTAAAGAAATACTATTACTTATAAATACAGAGAAAGAAAAAGGTAAAGGAAGAAAGTGTAAATGGATAGATGACTTAGACACTATAGACCCAGATATCTTAAGTTACATTGGTTTAAATACATTTTTCGAATGTGTATCACAAGGTTTAACTAGAACATCTTGTCTAACTAGGATAGGTAAAAGAATAGAACTAGAGTCTTACTCTATAGAATTAACTAAGTTTGATAGTAAATTAGCTAAGAGAATAGAAAGACAAGTGATGAAAGAACACTCTAGTGAAATCTATAGAATAGATGCTTTAAAAAACATAGCAGGTAAAGAAGGCTTTAAACCTGAAAGATGGTCTAAAGATAGAAAGACTAGAGCAGCAACACCAATATATGATGCTGTCTTAAATGCCAGTCATGTCTTCGAAGAATGGGATGAATCAGAACCAAGGAAAACAAAAAAGAAAGTAGGACTCACGGCAGAGGCATCAGCTTTATTGGCTAAGTTAGATTTTGACTCAAGTTGGAATGAACCAATGCTTGCTCCAATGATTGTCAAACCTAGACCTTGGAAAGATATAGATACTGGTTGTTATCGACATCCTAAGTTAGCAGCTCACGTTCCATTGGTCAGAGCAGCAACCCCAGAGCAGAAACAAGCAATTAGAAATCAAATAAGAACATCTAAAGAATTACCACTGTACATTCAGGCACTAAACGCATTACAGGAAACACCCTTAGAGATAAATAAGGATATGCTGCATGTTGTTAAATGGTGCTGGGAAAATGGTAAAGCACCAGCTAAGTTTCCATTGAAAGATTATATTGAATATCCTGACAAACATGATAATTGGGATGAACTTACTGATGAACAAAAGAAAGGCATTAGATTAGACATAAAGAGTATTCGCATCAAAAACAGAGAAATAGATGGTGCTAGAGCTGTGATGCAGCAAGATTTAGCTACAGCAGATGAATTGTCTAATTTTGAAGAATTCTATCTTGGTTGGAACATGGATTTTAGATCAAGAGTTTATCCTGTAAGTTTCTTTAATTACCACAGGGATGATCATGTAAAGAGTTTATTCCTGTTAAAAGAAAAATCTAAGATAACCAAAGACAATGTTGCATGGTTAGCAATACACTTAGCCAACACTGGTGATTTTGATCGTATCAGTAAAGGTACATTAGAAGAGAGAATTGAGTGGGTAAATCAAAACCATATAATGATCTATTCTTGTGGTGTCGATTATGAAGGCTCTTATGAAATATGGAGCAAAGCAGATAAACCATTTCAATTCCTTAGTGCATGTATCTGTTATGCCAATTGGTGCGATAATCCTGATAACTGTTGGACTGGGTTACCTATAGCAATCGATGGTACTAACAGTGGTGTACAACATTATTCAGCATCATCTTTGTCTAGATCAGAAGGTAAACTTGTAAATCTAACTGCTGATGTAAAGAATCCACAAGATGTCTATCAGAAAGTAGCTGACAATGTTGTAAAGAAACTAGAACAAAATAAAGAAAAAGATGAACTAGCGAAACTCTGGTTAGACTTTGGTATCAACAGAAGCATATGCAAAAGAAATACAATGTGTTTTGGCTATAGTTCCAAAAGATATGGTTTTGCAGATCAAATCTATGAAGATCTAATGAAACCCATTGAAGATAAAGTTCTAAGAGGCATCATAAAAGAACACCCATTCGGAGATAAGAACGAGCAGAAACAAGCAGCTAGATATCTTGCTAACATAAACTACGATGTCATTAGAAATCTTCTTAAATCAGTTACTCAGGGTATGGAATTTTTCCAAGAGTGCTGTGATGTCTTGTCAAAAGAAGGTAAACCAATGAGGTTTAAAACACCTACTGATTTTCCAGTGATACAAAGATACAACAAATGGAACAAGAAGAGGGTGAGAATATTCCTACATGATCGAGTAGCAGGTATAAAGAAAAGATCTCTGGTTACCTTAAGAGAGAGAAACAAAAGTAAGATTGACAGTAAGAAGGCTAGAAGTGCTGTCAGTCCTAATGTAATACATAGTTTAGATGCCAGTCATTTATTGATGACAGTATTACATTGTAGATCCTATGGGGTTAAATCATTCTTTGTTGTCCACGACAGTTTTGCAACAGTGATTGACCATACTTGGACTATGTTTCATTGTGTCAGATCTACATTTGTGGACATGTATAAAGATTGGTGTCTATATGAAGATATGAAAGATCAAGTGGCACAGCAATTGAATGACCCTATGAAAATTACAACAATCAAAATCCCTGAAAAGGGCACTTTGAATTTGGAGGAAGTTAGAAATTCTGACTACTGTTTTTCTTAACCTATAGAGTGGACATCTAGTCCACAAAGGAATAATTATGCACCCCAGAGAACGTGTTTTGGAACTTGCAGAATTACTTTTATCTAAAGGTGAAAAGCTGCCCCCTAGATTGTTAGCAGAGGCAAAAAAGTTAGGAATAACACTTCCAGATAACAATGAATCTTTAAACGCAAAACAAGAGGTAAAAAAAGATGGCTCAGACAAAAAGAGTTAAATTTGTCACTAATGTAGGTAGATGTCGTTATCCGTATCTACATAAACCAGACAAACAATTCAACCCAGAGGGTACATACCAATGTAGTTTGTTGGTAGACGACATCAAAGAACTTCAAAAACAATGCAAACAACTTGCAAAAGATGAATTTGGTGTAAAAGCTAAAGTTAGAATGCCATTTAGCAAAGACGATGAAACTGGTGAAAACATAGTTAAAGTCAAATCTAAATTTAAACCCCGATTCTTCGATAGTGATGGTGCTGTAATAAATGATGACCAAATTCCAGTACTCTTTGGTGGTTCTGTAGTTCGCTTGGGTGGGTTCATAAATCCCTATGCAGTCAGTGGTAATAAAGGTATTACATTGCAGCTATCAAAAGTTCAGGTGATAGAGCCTGTCTCTGGTAACGCTGATACTGATGGTTTTGACAAAGTAGAAGGCGGTTATGTCGCCCCTGAAATTGCAGAGGACAAGTTCGATGACACCGAAGAACAAGAAGAATCTCAAGAAGAACAAACGGCAGATCGCTTCTAGAATCAGAGGTATCCGCTATGGCTATCGTTCTGGTTTAGAAGAAAAGATAGCTAAACAAATTGCTGATGCAGGGCATAAAGTAATCTATGAGCAAGATAAGATCCTTTATGTCGTGCCAGCAAGAAACGCTAAATACTGCCCAGATTTCAAGTTACCAAAGAAAGATGGATTCTTTTTCGTAGAGAGTAAGGGAATATGGCGAGTGGCAGACCGACAAAAACACCTTTTTATTAAAGAGCAGTTTCCAGATATCGATATTCGTTTTGTATTTAGCAATTCAAGAAACAAGTTATACAAGGGTTCAAAAACTACTTATGCACAATACTGTCAAAAACATGGATGGCAGTATGCCGACAAACTGATACCTGTTAGTTGGTTAAATGAACATAAGTAATCTTTTGGAGAGCGTGGTGGCTTCTCAGATCTCCTTATCAGCCTTTCATTCTCTGAGAGGTCACCACATTTTTAAACACAAGGGGGCAACATGAAACAGTTTG